GGCTGCAGATCCTGCTGGGTCGTAGTTTACGGCTAAGCCATCAGCATATCCTGCTGCTGCAGTACTTGCAGTAACAATGCTTGTGGCAATTTCACCATCAGTGTAGCCATTAGCAGATGTTACAGCAGCACCTGAGGCTGTTGCAATCGTTGTGATTAGGGATGATTCTAGTGAACCAATTTCTTCGTCTGTATAAGATAGGGAGTTAGCACTGGCACTTGCAATTGTTGAAGTGATTGATGTAGCGAAGTTTTCATCATCACCAAGGGCTGCGGCTATTTCGTTTAATGTATCTAAAAGTCCTGGAGCAGAGTCTACTAGATTAGCAACTGCCTGATCGGCGTATGCTTGTGTAGCAATATTTTCTCCATCAACCAAAAGAGTGGTTGCACTTGCTGATAATATAAGTCCATTGATTTCGATTTCTGGTGTTTCTATTCCAGTTTCGACTCTAAATTTTTGTTCTGCCATATTTTACTTAAGAAATTTTAGTTCTTAAGATTTTCACCTCTGCGTTTGAATTTAGACCATCCGATATTTGTACCCAAAGTCTACCTGTTCCACCTGAAATTGTTGCTGTTACTGATAGATTTGATATAGGATCTCCAATGCTAATTATAGCATGATTATTATAGTTAATAATACTTCCATCTGTTACTGCTAACATTTTTTGTGATTGATACTTACTTCCTTGTTTTATTTGTATTAAGTATTCTAATGTTGTAACTTCTGCAACATTCCATTCATCACAAACTGTCGGGGAATTTGTATTTACAACAACTGCATTAGAATAATTATTATTATTTTCTATGGTAGATACTTGAGATTTTAAATTAGTTAATTCATTACTATTTATCCATATAGAAGAAGCAGAGTTCCAAAGTATAATATCATTATTTTGTATATCGGTTATTCTTACATCATGTATTTCATCTAGTTCGTAACCATTTTGTGGTTTTACATATATTCTTCCCGAAGAAGAGTTTTTCTTTACAACTACCCCGACCCAAACATAATGATTTGGTGCTTGTGGTTTTGTTGTTGTTAATTGTCCAGGAGTAGCAGATAAGTATAATGGATCTCCTTCGTTAAATCCATTAGTATTAATATTTTTTACAATACCTTGAGTTATTACAATACCTTCTGCACCACTTTCAATATTTTCTGCAACAATACCAAATGTTCTAGCAGATCCTGCATCTGAAGTGTTATATGCTCTGATTACTCTTGGTTTTTGTCCTTGAGCACCACTAATCATAACAACTTCGCCTTTATTTAATTGTGTTGCTTCTCCGTTATAAACTACTGAATAAATTTCTTGACCTAAAGTTACATTTATATTTGAATTTAATTGTGCAGATAATCCACTTTCTCCAGAGTCCCAAGCAAGTGTTCCAACTGATGCTGAGGTATTTTCGGGGGTAGTGTCAAAAACAATATAATCAGGATAAGAAATACTATCTACATTAGTATAATTACCAGTTGAGTTAATTGTTATTGAGTCAGATGCTGATGCTGCTGTGATGGAGATATTTTCTCCAGCAATAAATGTAAGAGCGTCAGAGTTAGAATCTCCAACAATAGTTTGAGTTGCAGGATCTGTTACTATAGTTGAAAAAATATTTAAATCTGATAATTCATTGTCCGTATAGACAATTGCCTCATTTAATGCATTTGCACTGGCAGCATTAATTGCTGATCCAGCAACTGATTGAATATTTTCGGGGGTTAAGAATAAGTTGTATTCTCCCTCATATATATCATCAGTAGTTAATCCATCAAATATAAAATCATAAATATCATCTACTTGTGTATCTACATAATCTAAACTTGCTACAGAAGCAGAAATATCATAACTAATTGATTTCCAAATACCCTCAGAAAATACTCTTAATTCTTGGCTAGAAGTATTAAAATAAACATCGCCCTCTGTGCCCGTTGTGGGATTAGAGTTCAATCTTAATAAATTAATAGGTACTAAAAACTTCTTAGCCATTCTTATTCCTTTCGTAGAGGACTAGATTTCTCTAGCCCTCCGCTGTTATTTTTTTTAGCCGATAACAACAACTCTATAAGAGTCTGTTGCAGGAGCGACATTAAAAGAAACAGTTGCAGAAGATGTGTTTGTTCTAACAACATCAACTTCAACAGTTTCATAAGTTGCAATATCATAAACTTGAACAGTTACATCACGAGTGTTTAGGTTGTGACTTAGTGTAAAAGATGTACTAGAATTATTTCCAATTGTTTGAATATACTTTCTTGTAAAAGTATCTGCAATTAATGCTGTTTCTAATTCTGATTTTGCTACTGCTAAACCACCAACATTTGTTAAAAATGATACAGATGCTGCACCATTAATAATTGTGTCAATAGTTCCAGAAGAAATTGAAATTGAATCGCTACCATTTAGGTATGCATCAATTTCTGTATCTACTGCAGTATTAAAATCTGTAATTGCAGAAGCACTATGAGTATGACCTTCTAGTGAAACTGCTGTAGATGTTGTTCCATCGTTAGCGGTCCACTTTCCTTCTGATTCATCCCAGAAGAATGAAGCGTTATTTTCATCTCCACGTTCTACTTCAATTCCAGCGTCTATAGTTGGACTTCCAACAACATTACTATTTAAGACAACTAAGTTATCTTCTACTAATAATGTTTCTGTATTTAAAGTAGTGGCACTTCCACTTACAATTAGATCACCAGTAATTGTTAATGAACCACCGATTGTTACATCGTCTGGTAAACCAATTACAACATTTCCAACAGAAGCAGAAACTTCAATTTGATTTTCTGTTCCAGTAATGGATGCTACAGACGAATCTGATCCAATGTTAACAGTAATGTCAACATCTTCAGTTCCGTTAAAACTTACGCTACCACTAACATCACCACTTAAACTAATTGTTCTAGCAGTTTCAAGAGCAGTTGCAGTTGCAGCGTTTCCTGATGTATCCGCATTAATAGTTTCTGGCAAACTTAAAGTTATGTTACCAGCGGAGGCAGAGACCAATACTTCTTCTTCTGTTCCAGTTAAACTAAGAACTCCTGTGTTGGCTATGATTAAACTATTTCCATTATCATCATAAGATAAAGAAATTCCATCACCAGAGTTTAGTAAGTTAGCAACAGAATCTCCAATGTATTCTTCACTACCAACAGCAACCCATGCCGAAGCACTTCCGCTGTAAATTTTTAGAACATCACTGTTTGTGTTGTAATAAAGTTGACCCGCTACTCCAGTTACTGGATCAGTGGCCAAGTTATGCACAACGGCTTTAATCAGTTCGTTATGATTTAGATCTATACTAGTTAAAAATTTTCTTGCCATATTTTATTTCACCCCTTTTTTCATGATAGATATGCTTTCCCCGAAAATGCTCCGTTGAAAGACAGCACCACAGTATTTTCATTTGGATAGTTGTATGACCCCTCAACAACTGTTCCACCACTGTCAACTACTGTGATATTAGGCATGAACCTAAGATTATGTGTTATAGTCCATGTGCTAGATGGAACTGTTTGATTATGTAAATAAGAAATGTCAGAAAACAATACTTCACCAGGAACACCTTGAGCACCTTGTGGTCCAGCAATTCCAATTTCAACTAAAACTGTTTCATCTTGAGTAACTTCTACGGAATATTGTGCCATTATCTAGTTACCTCTGGAGTTACATTGAATCTACCTTGCAAAAGTCTATATACTTCTCCACCAGCAGATATTATTTCTAAGTCGTATACATGATCTCCATCGGTAAATGTAGAAGTTTCACTTGCACTAATAAGTATTTCTATTTGTCCATTTGGACCATCTATTGTAATTCCAGAGTTGGTTGAAAGAGAGATTATTATTTCATCAGAAGTGTGACTTTCTCTAACTTGCATTCTTGCAGTGTAACCAGTTAAATTTACAGGAGAGTTGTCAACCTTATATATTAGGGCAGGCTTGAAGGTAGCACCTTGTGGGCAAACAAAATTAAAGCGGCCTGGGGTCATGTTACTCCTGAAAGGCGTAAAAGCCTCAGTTTCATTATACCAAATTATTTATCGACTATTACGAATTATTTGTCTACAATTGCGGTGACTATGTCTTTTATTACTTTTAGTTCCCCTGATATTTCAGCAACGTTTTGTTTCATCTTATTTTGATCTCTGCGAATGTAGTCAATCTTATCTGACATCGAAGATCCTCCGTTTGGATGAACTTGTGCCTCTATTCTTTCTAGTCTTTCTAAAAGCGTATTTCCTTTTTTGTCTTTTCCTAATAATCCTTCAAATCTTCTTGCCATTGCGTATCCAACACCAAGGGCTGCTGCAATAATTGTCAACATTTGCCAGGTATCTGAAATCATGGATACAAATTGTGGATTCATAATATATCAATAATTATAACATTGACTTATATGTAATTAAGCACTATAATTAATATATGACGAATGGTAAATATGAAAAAATCTAAAGTGATAGAAAAAGAGCAAGTCGAATATAAGTTAACTGCTCATGATCGTTGCGATCGGTGCCAGGCACAAGCCTATGTTAGTGCAAGAGGGGTAAATGGAGAGTTATTTTTCTGTTCGCATCATTTTAATAAATATTCAGAAGAATTAGTCAAATGGTCATATGATATAGTCGATGAAAGAATTCGACTACAAGAAAATAAATTGACTGGATCTGAAAATTAATTTTTCGGCGATATGTACAAATAAACCATCTCCCAATATTTAAACAACTTCGTTGTTATATTTGGGAATTATGGTAATTCTCCGAATCCCTTTCCACCTGCGGTGGTCCCCAACTGTTTATTACAATTGGTACACAAACCTTTAGATACCTGACCTAAATACATTCTATGAATCATCATTGAATCAATTTTTACTAAACCTTCAGAGTTTAATAATTTATCTATTTTGCCTGTATCTAATTCCTCATTTTCTGGGGGTGTAAGATTAGTTCTATTAAACATGAATATATCCCCATTTAAAGAGGTAATATTCTTGGTATTGCGATCTATGATAAATATTTCAAAATCATCCATGAGTATATTATACTATCTGGAAATTGATACTTTGGATTTGTTTATTTTTATGTTTATTCCAGAGAAATTTACTTCCCCCGATTTTATTGGTTTTACATCATTAAATAATGATATAGGACCTTGTCCTGAAGGAATATCAGTATTTACATAATATACTATTACCCCTGAAGAATTTAAATATTTGTCTACCCCTTTAGGTCTTCTATATTCAACTACAATGGATTCTTTAGGATTAATTGGACTTATGATAACTTGAGTACCACCCTTTGAATCTAGAGGCGTTAGAGTGGCTTGTAGGCTTCCTGAAGTATGACAGATAACAGACTTAGAATCCATCCAACCTAATTGATACTTTTCATATCCTAAAGGATTTACACCTAAGAATGCAAGTGACATAATACTAAACTCATCAACTTCACTTGTTTGTCCATATTGTCCATGCTTATATAAATCTCTTAGTCCTAATGTGTGATATACCTCATGTGCTAAAAGATATTGTTGTCCAGAATTAAACAATACCCCGTGAATAGGAGTTCCATCAGCAACATATGGGGTTCTAAGTGCAACAGCAGCGAAAGGATCATTATAGTCTGTGACCATGATTACACCGTTATATCCTGAAAAATCAACCTGTGCATCAGCCTTACTCATAACTTCATTAAAAAATGTATTTTCATGCTGCAGCCAATTGCTTCTATTTGAAGTAATATAGATCTCGTAATCATGAGAAGCATTATCCATATTTATCCATTTATGATGAGCATCAAATTTTACTTTAGCCTTTTTATCAGATGCCTCTAAAAAGTATTTTTCTATCTCTTTAGTTCCAAGTTCTTTGTATAGTTTTTTAGTAGATGACTTTGAACTATTAGGATACTTAACAAATATGACTTTATATTTTAATACCCCCTGACTTTTACCTGCGGGATATAGGAAACTTGATGCACAAGAATTGGCTTGTGCTGGAGCCTGTAGTAGTGATAAGAGTATTGCTGCTGCTATAAGTAGTGTTTTTTTCATACCCACAGCCTATCAGAAACTACTCTTTGTTGTCAACCTCTTCTTCACAATCTTTACAAACTTCGTTTATAAAAATCTTAGTTGCAAGGCTTGATGCTTCTTTTTCCATATCTACAGTATATCCCATAGTGTTTAAGTTTATATGATATAATTTTTTATATGTTTAAAGATAACCCTAATATAGTAAGTCCTGCAGAAGGCATATACTGGTACAAAAACTTTCTTTCAAAAGACGAAGTAGATAAGATAAACAACATTTTACAAAATAGAGAACATGAATATAACAAAAATTATTTTGATCACTTTGAGTTCGTTTGGACATCCTTTATTCCAGAACTACATCCAATATGGGAAAAGATGTCAGAGTTACTATATCCAGAATATTTGATTCACCCGATGCTTTCGGTCATGAAGTTTGAAACAGGAACTAAAATGGTTCCTCACTGCGACTCTCCTGGAGAAGATCATGCAGATGAATTAACCATTCCAGATCTATGGGGAACATGCCATATTCTTTCATGGGGAGTTTGCGTTTACTTTGGTGACTTTACTGGTGGAGAAGTATACTACCCAAATCAAGACGTTGTAGTCCCAGTACAACCTGGAGACTTAGTAATACACAATGCTCTTCCTTCACATCTACATGGAGTTCACGAAGTTAAATCTGGAACCAGATACACCTATTCAAATTTTTCTATGAAAAAGGAAAAGGCTCCAGGATCTTTCTACAACTACAAAACAGATGAATATTATGAAGCGACAAGAGACTTAGAGTCATGGATGAAACCTTTATTTAAGAATCCAATGATGGATGATATTAAGAATAGAACAGAGGTTGGAAGAACAACCTTAGGGATAGATTAACAATAACTTTGTAAAAACTAAAAGGGAAGATCTCTCTCCCCTTTCAATTCTGAAATATTTTATTTTTTCTTTTTAGGTGTTGTTTTTTTAACAGGCTTTTTATTGGCAGGCTTTGCTGCTTCTCTAGATGACTCAATTGCTTGACGTCTATCGTCAATTGGTTCTGTTGAAACTTTTCCTTCTCTAGATGCCTCAATTGCTTGACGTCTGTCATCAATTGGTTCTACTGATTTTTTCTTTTTAAATAGTGAAAACATATTGTTACCTCCTTAAGTATAATCGAATATCTTCTAATTATATCAGAGTAGTAGTATATTTAGATACCCCCTGCGTTCCTTTATAGGGTAGAGGCAGGGGGCCTGGTTCTCAGGGAGCGTATCCCTTACTAGATCCGTAGATCTATTATAAAGTCATTTTTAACAAAATCTGAATATTTTGTATTTGTGTACGATGCGGGTTAATTTAAATTATATAGAAATAATTAGTGAGCACATAATCATTTATTTTATTTAAATTAGTCCCTCATTCTTTAAACAAGGAAACACAACTTCAATCTCACCAAATTCGTTAATATTTTCCCAACCACCATTGTTGTAAATTGCTGTTAATGCTCTATCAACATCTATGCCTTCACCATATAGAAATTGTGTTGTTAATATATCTGCCGTGTATTTATCTACACAACCTTTTCTATCGTACTTATTCCATACCCCGACTAGTAGTAATGTCATCAGTATTGTGTAAAGGATAATAACTAGATTCTTCCCTCTGCGTGTTAATCTATTCCATGTCATTAGTTCACACTCGCAATCCATGCACATAGTACCCATGTAGTAACTAGTGCTAGTGCTGCCCACTTATCATCATCAGCGTATCTAATTGCATCTACTACATTTGACGCATGAAACTTAATACTATCCCATGCATTTGATAGGTGATACTTAATAGTTTCTATTCTGTAATATGTCTTAGAATATATACTTATCATTTGTCTGCCCATCTTTCATATGCTAAATCCATTTCAAGATTTAATAATTGGTCTAATTCCCATTCTTCTTTATTCATTTATTTTCCTTATCTATCATTTTCGCTAATGTAAAATTCATCACAATCATAACACAACATCTTCATATTGTTAAAGGGTATTTCTTCGTGGCACTTATAGCATTTATTCATTTAATCTCTACCCCCGTGATTTCTGCACCTAGGTCTATTGTATTTTGGATAATCTCTAAAGCCTTTTGGATAGAGTCTATCTCGTAAATAAACGGCAATTCAAATCCGTCATTTAATTTGCTAGTTATAGATATTGTATTCATTTAACTAATAATCCTTTCTTTAATTCGTTTAATCTAGTTAGATGACAATCTAAACATAGAAACATCATCTTACATAGATTGTCTGTGTGACACATCTTAGTTACAGAGGTTTCACATCCTACACATAGGAAAGTTATATCTACTATTTGAGTATTCATTTATTTAACCTCTATTTCTTGAACTTGATATTCATCTGCGTAATCTTCTTTACCAGAGTCTTTTAGCATTTCAATTAGATACAATTCTGCATCTTCTTTATTTATAAAGAAATTGTCAAAATCAAATCCTTCATAATCTCTTACTATTCCGTATATCTTCATTAGTAACCAGCCTTATCCATAGCACAATCGTAACATAACACTATGTCATCTAGGCTAGTATTGTTATCTAATTCCTCATCACATCTTGAGCAATTAGTGGCAAATACTATGCCAGCCTTTATTAGTAGTTCATTTGTATTCATTTTATTACCTTTCTAGTAATTCTTATATTCTTAATCTATAGGTGGGGTCTGACAATTCCAGCCTATTTAGATGAACGCCAGGTTAACAATAGGTGAACATATATTGGCTTATCCACAAGCAACACGCCGTATATGTTGATAAAGTTATACACATTGTTAATAACCTGTGGATAACCCGAACGTTCGGACAGATCGTGCGTGCCTTTACGTTAAGACACGCTTATTATAAATGCAGGAGATTAGTTATAATCTCTAGCACATGAACGACACATATAGCCACTATCGCAAGAGCAGTTATTCATTTTATATCCTTTCATTTAATTAAAGCCTATCATTAGCCCCTGACAAAAACAATCCAACACACCGAACGTTCGGATCGAGCGTGTCGCACCTTTAAGTTAAGATGCGACTATCCCAGATGCAGTTTTACAACCTAACGAATGTAGGCCAGGTAATCCCACATGCTGCTTGAAACTTAGCGTCATCAAATCTTTCATTATTAGCCAAAAATAAATCGCCAAATTCCATAACGATTTCTTCAAAAGTAGTTTGAGGTAATTCATCTTTGAATTGATTTAATATAGTAGCCACTTGTTGGAAGTGTTGTCTTGTGTATGTCATTTTTTATCCTTTGTTAGTTATTGATTTTAATTTATCACATACCCCCGACAAAAACGAACCACCACGCCGAACGTTCGCAATGTCCGATTTGTACATTTAAGACGTTAAGAAATAGGATCCCGACACGCCCGAGTGCGTTACACTTTCTTTAGACACGCCGTGTTTGGATTTGATTTTGTCAGACCTTTATGTTTTAATTGAGTATAACGAAAGGTAATAAAATGGATAAAGATACAATGCTAGATTTAATTCATAGTGAATTAAGTGCACAATATAACGATAATACCCTTGCAGACTACGCTCTGCTTGGAACACTAAAGTCATTGGTAACTCATGACGCTTTAATTGGATACATAAATAGAAATGGTTGGAATAAATAATGAGTCTAGTATGTTGGAGATGTGAAACAGATATTCCTATGAATACCCCTGTTCACGATAATAAATATGCCCTTTGCTATGATTGTGCTATGGATAAGGTTATGGCATGAAAGGTATCAAGTGTTTATTCTGTGATGAATACCAAGTTGTTACATCATCAGAAAAAGATTGGTTTCTTTGTCTGCCATGTGGGCTAGACTTTGAGTTAATAGTAAAGGAGAAAATAAATGGCTAGTTGGGCTAAATGCGAAATATGCAATAACGATAAAAAATTCTTTCAAGTAGTGTGTGAGGTGTGTTGGTCAAGAAGAAATCACCCTGCCTACTATGATAAGATAAGCGAAATAGAAAATAGAAAGGACTATCAAAGTGTCTAATTCAACACAACTATGGTGGGCAGGAGAGACAACACAATTTGGCGACATGCAAAAATTCTATGATGTTAATTTGTGGACTATGGAAAGTAAAGACGGAAAGTATGCTAGTGTAATCCTTGACGGCGAAATGATAAAAAGTTGGCGTTGTGATGGTGCATGGGATTTGGCTAGAAAACTAGCAGAGTCTCATTTACTTAAAAGAGAACAACTAGAGCAAGAGGGCTGGGTGACATCATAATGTTACTATGGACAGATTGGCTAGCAATCGCTATACTCGTAAGTGTTTCAATGTTCTTATTCGGCTTTATCTATGGAGGTAGAAAATAATGAAAGCAACATGTGCAGAGTGTAATAAGTCATTTGATTTATTATTTGAAGAAGAAGCGTCAGAATTATTAGACGGACACGATTGCATGGCATACTAATGCAAGCACATTGGATAGATTTACTTAAACAAATTCAGGGCAAAATAAAAAACTCTGGATATCAACTACAAGAGATTGCAACTTATAGCGAAACCGACTATAATGAAACAATCATGAGATTGTCAGAGCATTGTGACAAAATGGTTAGAACAATAGATGTACTACTATCAGAGGAGAAAGTAAATGTATAATGCAGACCCAAGATTTATAATGGCAGAGACTTATAGCATTTTGCATGGTAATGCTGAGTTACTTGCAGAATTTGATAGCAGAATAAATAAAGTTAATTCACCAGAAGAAGCAATAGAACTGTGTTTAGAAATGCAAAGCAAGGCTGAACATTGTTTAGAGAATTGTTTGGACGCAACACATGCCTAAAGAAAAGCCAATTCACAAAATGGTTGAAGAAGTATTTGATAAAGATGTAACTCATGATTTAATAGATGAGTTAGCAGAAGAAAAAACCTTTATTGTAAATACTCTAAAGAAGTTTGTTGAGCATGATGAAATATGGGTTCAATTAGTAGATAACATAGAAGCCAGAAAAGCATTTTTAACTAATCTACAAATGCTATTTCTAAATGATATAGAAAACCAAACACTAATTGAATTAGCAACTACTAAATGGGGTAATGACTAATGGAAATAATGATAATAGGATTTATATTCTTATGTGTATCCTGGTATTTAATTAGTAAAGAGAAACCTTTGTAACCCGCCGAACGTTCGTGGTTTTTTAGATCATGTTTAAGAATTAAGTTTTAAGATCCCCAACTTAGGAAAAATGAAGTAAACCTAAATTGGGGAATTATCTTATTTAGTTGCAGTTACAAAATCACGAATTGCGATTTCGTAAGGCACATCAACATTGAACAATTCTTGCACTTTATTTGGTGCTAGTTTTGCTAATGCTTGCTTAGCAACCTCAATTAGTGCTGACTCAGAAGTATAATAACCAGAAGTCATTAACTTAGATTGCAGGTCACTAATTACTCTATCTGCTTTTGCCATTTGTTATCCTTATTTAGTAGGGGTGGCAGTTTGTTCTCTACTACTGCCAAGATTATTTAATTTTATACTATCAAGTTATTTGATAGTTGTCCAGCGTTCGTTGCCATTTGGCAACACTAGACGAACACGCACCGAGCCAGATGGGTTCTTAACAACCTCTTGAACAATGCCTGTGACTTTGCTCTTTTGTGTTGTTACTGATTGTCCGATTTCTAATGTCGGCATAATCGCTTCCTTTCGTTGTAGTTAATACTAACTTAGCATACACGACTGACAAGTACAAGTCAATAGTCGTGTGATGTTAGTCACATGCCAAACGTTCGGCAATTCACAGGTTATCCACAGGCTTAAGATCCTTGATTTTGTCACCCCATTATGCTAAGTTATAGTTATGAGTAACACATACAAGGATAGAAAAGTAGCCCATGTGCAAGGACTAAGGCGTTCGGGTGCTAGTGGCACACACAAAAATAAAGTAAAAGATAGACAGAAACGCCTATCACATAGTAAGATATGGAAAGACTACTTAAAGGATGAAAATGAATAAGTTAAAACGCTCACACGATAGAAAAGTAACTAACCTAGTTAATAATGCTGGTAATGGTAGTTTAATTCAAAATACATTTGGTCTACCTGCTGGAAAAAACTATTCATGTCCTAGTGCTACATCCATATGCGAGAAAGTCTGCTACGCTGGTAAATTAGAAAAACTATACAAGGCTGTCAAGGCTAATCTATTGCATAATTGGGAATTACTAAAAGACGCTGACAGAATAACTATGTTCGATTTATTATCCGACATGGTAGCAGATTTCAAAAAAGACTGTGTTAAAAGAAATGCTGAAATGTTATTTCGTATTCACTGGGATGGCGATTTCTTTAATGATGACTACACATACGCATGGCGTTCAGTTATTGAGGAACAACCTGACATAAAATTCTGGGTATATACAAGAGTAAAGTCTGCAGCCTTAATTCTTAAAGACTTACCTAATCTAAGTTTATATTATTCTACCGATAGTGAAAATGTTGATAATGCTAAAATTCTATCTATTGACCATGGAATAAAATTAGCATATCTTGCAGACACATTCGCAATGGGTAAAGAGCAATTACTTAATCTAGTTAATGCCAAGGGTATTCCATGTCCTGAAAATAATAAAAAAATACCTCTTATTGACAAAGGTGGCTCTGCGTGTGTAAAATGTAGTCAATGCGTAGTGGGTCGCAATAATATCTTATTCTCTGCTACTAAAAAATAAGGGGCATAAATGATGAACTTAACAATGTTATTTGGTGTTCTTGCAATATTCTTTATTCCACTAATAGGAATATATATTGGAATTAGATTAGTAATTAGTGATGATAATAATAAATGGCAAAAGGATAATAAGGGTGCTAATATCGTTAGAGGGGGTAGGTAATTCCTGGATCTAAATTCCATACCCCCTGGTGCTAGCCCCGAACGTTCGGGTGTGACCAACCTCACACCGATTAAGTTTAAGATGGTGCTTGCCCTATTCCCTGATTTATGATATGTTTTATTTACCCTACTAACAAAGGAATACAAATGGCAGGTAAGTCTATAAATGTAAAGGTAGCCAGAACTAAGGTTATCAAAGCATTAGAAGTAAAGGTTCAAGAAATGCAAAATGCACAAATGAACTATGAATTAGCACACTCTAAATATGAAACTGATTTAGAACAATGGCGAAAAGAGATTGCAGAATTAGCCTTATCACATAAAGACTCAATCATGGGTGATAATGTTACAATCAACGAAGCAGGTTCATGGCGAGTGCCTAATGGATTTATTGGAGTGGAACTATCTTTTCACTTGCCACTATCCGTAGCAAATGCACCTCAACCAGAAGCACCAAAGCAACCTTTCCAATCAAATGGTTATGGTCGTGACTATGTTGGTAACTACGAACAAAGGATTGCAGAAATACAAAATGCAATTCGTGTTCTTAGCATGTCAGATGAGGAAGTAGTCTCAACCTCAACTTACCAATCTGTAAGTAGATACTTATAGATTTGGCATAACCATACACATGGATATTATTTCCATATACATGGTAGCCAAAGGCAAGGGTCGGGGCTTGCAAATCGCCTAGCCCCCACTCTTGACAACCCCCTGAGCATGGGTATAAACTGCTCACCAACCCTACTAGAAAAGGAAAATAAATGGGATTAGATATGTATCTAACAGCAAGACAAATGGCTTTCAATGGTTTTAAAAATCAAGAACTATATAATAAACTAGTTCAAGAGGCACCGTTTGCACTTGATACTGCAACACTAGAAGTACAGGTTGCATATTGGAGAAAAGCAAATCAAATACATAAATGGTTTGTGGACCACGTCCAAAATGGTAAAGACGACTGTGGTGACTACTACGTGTCACGAGAACAACTACAATTATTACTAGATACTTGCAAGATTGTATTAATAGATAAAGAAGAGGCCTCTCAGTTGTTACCAGTACAAGAGGGATTCTTCTTTGGTTCATATGAATACAATGAATACTACTTTAGTGATATTCAAGATACTATAGAACAATTAGAAAAGGTCTTGACTGAATACCCCCAAGAATGGTCATTCAAATATCAATCTAGTTGGTAGACAATAGAATTCTAAATGCCGCTGTGGTTTGAACTGTGTAATCACCTAGGTTCCACAACGGTATTTAGAACCTGGCCCCGCATCCGTAGGGTTTGCGGGGATCCAGGAACGTTCGGGATGTCCGATTTGACTGTTTAAGAACAATTAAGAATAATTGCTGGATTATCTTGACTTTAAGATATTGTTAATATAAGATATAGATATCTACTACGAAAGGAAAACCCTATGGCACACGCCTTAGAAATGCAAGACGGACAAGTTGCTTTCGCTCTCAGAGGCGAACCTGCTTGGCATGGTCTAGCAAATGTGTTATTCGATAAAGACGAACACATTAACACTCAAACTATGTTGGATAGTGCAAAACTATCTAACTGGGATATTCAATTGGAAGATGTAGCATTACCAACTGATTATCGCTCAGACAAAACTAATTATTTTGTTACACGCACTAATCCATTCGACAATGGTAAAGATGTGCTTGCAATTGTAGGTTCAAAATATAAGGTTGTTCAAAATGAACAACTATTTGATTTTGGTGACAACTTGCTTGACGGTGGTGCTAGTTGGGAATCTGCTGGTTCAATTAAAGGTGGTCGTGTTGTATTCGGCTCTTTAGTTATTCCTAAAGAAATCACAATAGACGCTCAAGGTGCAAACGATAAGACAATCACTTATCTATTGGTTCACACCTCACATGACGGCTCAGTATCAGTTCAGGCTAGCATTACACCTGTCAGAGTAGTATGTCAAAATACTTTGAACTTAGCACTCGCTGGCACTAAGCAATCATTCAAACTGCGTCACACTCAATCTGTAGACGGCAAAATCCAAATGGCTAGAGAGGCTCTTGGAATGTCATTTACATATATGGACAAGTTTGAACAAGAGGCTAAAGCCTTGTTTGAACAAGAGGTTACAGAAAAGCAATTTATAGATATCGTTAAAGGTATTTATCCTAAGCCAGAAAAAAGTGCTACAAAAGCACAATTAACAAAATGGGATAACAAAATGGTGTTAATAAGTGACTTATACAATAACTCACCAACTAACGCTAACATCAAGGGTACAGCATGGGGTGTGTTCAATGCTTTAACTGAACGCCTTGATTACTTCAAACAAGAACGCAAGAACAATTTAGAAAATCGTCTTGCTTCTGCTTCTGGCTTTGACGCTATGTCAAATGCAGAAAAAAATAAGTTATTTACAAAAGTAAAATCACTTGCTGGCGTAGCATAACCTATAAATAAAATAAGCCCTCACTTAATCGGTGGGGGCTATTTTAATTCCTGGACCTGGATCGATCGCTGCGGAACGTTTGGGTGTCCGATTTGTACCCATTAAGAATAGCCTTGACATATGCCGATTACGAGGGTATATTTATTTATGCTGGAACTATTAAGGGTGGTATATGGATACAAAATATAAAAATATATACAGTAAAAATGGATTAGAAGTATTTGTTAACCCCGAAGACTATTGGTCTGATTATAAAGTAAGATTAAATGGTTATCATGCTAAGTCATTCTATGGTGAAACTGCTTGGATGGATGTAACTAGATTTGTTCATGACCAAGCCGTGGAGTTTTGGGATTTTAACACAGATGGTATTCATAGACAATGGCAACAAGATATTATGTCAGAACTAGAAAGTAGGTTTGCTAATGAATGATCTTTGTTGGTATGATACAAAACAAGGTGACAATTGTCAATGGATCTGTTCAGATATTCCAGGTTTATTTTATTGTGAAAAGTGTGATGGATTAAGACAATGGAATAGATTTGCCCAAGCATATTCATATTACGTTAGAGAGGGTCATTATGGATTTTGATTTAGATACCCCCATTGAAAAAATACTTAAAGATATGCTTGACAAGGTAGAGGGCCATGTGCTTAACTGTGATTGTGTTAATTGTAATAGTCTAGAGGTACTAGCCTATATGATTAAGGTGGAGGAATAATGTCAGACAAATGTAATTGTCATCATTGGGTATGTGGTTGCAACTTTACTGTTGGTCACAACTCAGAATGTAAGGCAGGTTACTAATGACTAAGTTTAATGTATTGTCAGGTACTTGGTATCACATAGAAGCACCCGATGAAGAAACAGCCATACAAGCCTATGAATCATACTTTGGTAGCGAACCTATGCCAAAGGGCTGTAGAGTTATTGAAGGCGAAGTAGATAGTCTTTGGGAAGAAGTCCCACCACCACCACCATTTGGATTGGAGCCAGCATGGTAGAAGAAACACAAGATAAAGATATAACAGAGTTATATAAGTTATTTAAATACAATATACCTAATGATGAAATACTATCAGGTAAATTAAAAATACTTGTGGCAGACCTATCATGGAAAATGGATTTGCCTACTTGGACTAAAGAAGAATTGGATATCATGTGTGCAAGAATGGACGCACTTGTAGAAGTGTCCAATCTGTTATATGATGTTCAATGGCACAGATTAAATTGGGAAAGAGCACAAACCAAACTAACAGAATGGAAAGAAGAACAAAATGGCTAAAGTGATTAATGAAGTAGAACTACATCTTCAGATGTGGTCAACTGTAACTTTGTCTGCTGAAGAGATTCAGGATATTTATCCAGAGTTTGCAGATATGGTTGACTTCGATGACACTGATGAATTGGAGCAGGCGATTCAAGACCACATGGATATGAATTACTTGGACCACATTCAATATGCTGATGGAGCATTAGATGAATGCAGAATCGACTTCCAATACGAGGATGATGGCAGTGAGTGATACTATCATAGAACCATGTGATGACTGTGGTTTCTTAGACGGCTGTGATTTTTGTGGCAATGAGTTATGTAGTTGCCTAGATCCAGATATCAATCCAGACTCACCATACTACAATCAAGTATTGTTATCTATAGAAGAATGGGAACACCATTTTAAACCAATGGTAAACCACTTAGATAAAAATGCTTCATTTAACGATGGCAATGGAGGTATCATGTTTGAGACCTACGGTGCCGAGTATGACCATGTGGCTGCTATTGGCCAGAATGAGCCAAACCGTATCTGGACGTATATCGATGATGAAGAGGGCCATACCTGTATTGTTAATGGTTGGTGCTTTGTAAACAGAATCGGGTATATGATA